CCCACGCGCAGAAAAAAAGCCGTCCGTTTGAAAACGCGGAGGGGCTGGAAACAAATTCAAAGGAATCAAACATGCCGCGTGGTGGGTCTAGACCTGGTGCTGGGCGCAAGGCCGATCCAAACAGTGGCCGGCAACAAGCCGCCGCAAAACGTGCTGCTCCAGCCAAGGCCATCGCACCTTCTGGCGAGAAGGATGCAAGGGCACCGGCTTCGTGGCCATTCGGTACAGCGCAGGAGAAAGAACCTGAGCTGCTTTCCTCACTGACGCCTCTGGACTACCTGCTTTCGCTCGTCCAAAACCCGAAAGAGGACAAGCGGATCAGGATCCAGGCGGCCACGATCGCGGCACCGTATGTGCACCCAAAGAAGGGCGAGGGCACCGGAAAGAAGGAGCAGCAGGCCGCGGCGGCCAAACAGGTGGCCAGCCGGTTCTCGACGGGTGCGCCGCCGAAATTGGTGGCTGCCGGCGGTAAGAAGGTCTGATGCCGGAGTGGTCATCGGCGTGCAAGGACTGGGCCGAGCGGCTCATTTCCGGCAGGTCGATCATTCCGGCGCCGATCTATCCCGATCAGGCAGACCAGGCGCTGGCCATCTTCAAGGAGTTGAAGGTAACGGACCTGCCTGGCAAGCCGACCTTTGGGGAGTGCTCCGAGCAATGGGTGTTTGACTTCGTGGCCGCCATCTTTGGCGCCTACGACGCTGACACCGGTCGGCAGCTGATTCGCGAGTTCTACCTGCTGATCAGCAAGAAGAACACCAAGAGCACGATCGCGGCCGGCATCATGCTGACCGCAGTGATTTTGTGCTGGCGGGAAGAGGAAGAGCACCTGATCCTTGCCCCAACAAAGGAAGTGGCCGACAACAGCTTCAAGCCGGCCGCCGGGATGATCCGTGCCGACGACGAGCTTTCAGCGCTGTTCCATGTGCAGGACCACATCAGGACGATCACGCACCGCGTCACGCGCGCATCACTGAAGGTGGTTGCTGCGGACACCGACACGGTGTCAGGCAAGAAGTCGGGCCGGGTGTTGATCGACGAGCATTGGCTGTTTGGCAAGAAAGCTGGCGCCGAAAGCATGTTCATGGAGGCCACTGGCGGGCAGATTTCGCGCGAAGAAGGTTGGGTGATCTACCTGACCACGCAAAGCGACGATCCACCGGCCGGGGTGTTCAAGGAAAAGCTGGACTACTTCCGCGATGTGCGGGACGGCAAGATTCTTGATCCCAAGTCGCTTGGGGTCTTGTACGAGTTCCCCGAGAAGATGCTGGAGAACAAGGCCTACCTTGACCCGGCGAACTTCTACATCACCAACCCGAACATTGGGCGGTCAGTCAGCGCCGAATGGCTCAGCGACCAGATCAAGAAGCTGAGCCACAAGACAGACGGAGCCTTCCAGCAGTTCCTGGCCAAGCACCTGAATGTGCAGATCGGCCTGAACCTGCGCTCTGGCCGATGGACAGGGGCCGACTTCTGGCAACGCAACGCCACCAAGGGCATTGACCTTGAATCGGTCATTGCCAGATCTGACCTGATCACTGTCGGCATTGACGGCGGCGGGCTGGATGACTTGCTTGGCCTGGTGGTGCTGGGTCGGGATCGAGACAGCGGCCGGTGGTTGTGCTGGGCGCATGCCTGGTGCCATGAAATCGCGCTCGAGCGCCGGCCGGAGATCGCGCCGCGGCTGCGAGATTTTGAAAGCCAGGGTGATCTGACCATCATCCCTGACGATTCCGAACAGGATGTGCAGGACGTTGCAGAAATCATCGTCCGCCTCTATGTGGCCGGATTGCTGGACAAGGTTGGCGTGGACCCTGTTGGCATCGCCAGCATCCTTGATGCGCTCAACGATCACGAAATTCCGGCTGAGCTCATCTTGGGCATCAGCCAAGGTTGGCGCATGTCTGGCGCCATCAAAACCACCGAGCGCAAGTTGGCGGCCTACGCCATCAAGCATTCGGGCAGTGACCTGATGGCCTGGTGCGTCAGCAACTGCAAGGCGGAAGCCAAGGGCAACGCGACATCGATCACCAAGGCGGCCAGCGGCACGCTGAAGATTGATCCAGTGATGGCGCTGTTCAACGCGGTGTCGCTGATGTCGATCGCGCCAGAGCCTGAAATTTTCAGCGACCCCGAGGTCATGACAACCTGACCTGAAAGAACCACATGAACATCAAAATCTTCAACCTCTGCATGCTGATCGGCTGGCTTTTGGTCTTGGCCGGTGGCGTGATGATCAGCCCGGGATGGGGTATCGCTGTTGCCGGTGGTCTGATGCTCTTCTTGAGCCTGGTATCGGCTTACATCGGCGGCATCCACGTGCCGAAGGCGCCTCGCCAGGCTGAGTGATGTTCATCTCGCAGGTTCGCGCGGATGCGGGTGGCGATTCGGATCGCTCACCCTTTGGCAACTGGTGGTTTACGCCGGTTGGTGGGCGTTCATCTTCAGGTGCCCGGGTCAATGCTGCCTCAGCTTTGGCCATTCCAGCGGTCTTCGCCGCGGTCCGCGTGCTTTCTGAGTCGTTCGCGTGCATGCCGTTTGACCTGTTCCGGCTATCGGCGAAGGGTGACAATCGCAGCAAGGTGCGCGACCACTGGATATATCGGCTGATCGCCAAGCGGCCCAACAAGTGGCAAGCGCCGTACGAGTGGCGCTTGATGCTGCAAGGTCACCTGGCCCTGCGCGGCAATGCCTACTGCCAGATCACGGCGGACCGCAGTGGTCGGATCATCGAACTGTTGCCGCTGCACCCCGATCGCATGACCGTCGAAATGCTTGAGGGCAACAACTACCGGTACTGCTACGTTGACCAGAAGGGCAACCAGCTCCGCTACACACGCGGCGAAATCTGGCACCTGCGCGGCCTCAGCGACGACGGCATCATGGGGTTGAGCCCCATTGAATGTGAGCGCGAAGCGCTGGGCGAAGCCCTGGCCATGCAAGCCTACTCGTCGCGGTTTTTCGCCAACGACGCAAAGCCTGGCGGCGGCTGGATCGAGTACCCCGGCAAGTTCCGCGACGCCGAGACGAAGAAAACCTTTCGCGATTCTTGGCAGCAGCTGCAAGGTGGCAGCAACCGCGGCAAAGTGGCCGTGCTTGAGAGCGGCATGAAGTTCCACGAACTGGGCCTGAAGAACTCTGACGCCCAATTCATCGAAGCGCGTGCCTACAAGGTCACCGACATTGCCCGCATATTCCGGGTGCCACCGCACAAGATCGGCGACCTGGCGCGTGCCACGTTCAGCAACATCGAACAGCAATCAATCGAGTTCTGGACTGACACGATGCTGCCCTATGCCGAGCTGTGGGAATCGAGCATTGAGTTCAATCTGCTGGGTCAAGGTCTGGGCGGCCTGGATGAAGACCTGGAACCAGAGTTCGACATGGACCGCATGATGCGTGGCGACTCCACGGCCAGGTCGGCCTACTACGCGTCGCGCACTCAATGGGGCAGCATGACGCCAAACCAGGTGCGCAAGCACGAAGGCGAAGACGAATTGCCGTGGCTGAACTTCACCATGCGCCCAGTGAACATGGTCAAGATGGATGCCAACGGCGAAGAGGGCCCCGAGGTGCAAAAGCTGCCCGGCGAATCAGACCCTCAAGAAGCCAAGCGCACTGACAGGCGAGAGCGTGCCCAAACCGTCGGCAAGGCATCCACCGCTCGGCTGCGCATGCTGCTTGAGGGCAATGCCAACCGACTGGCTCGGCGTGCGTCCGGCGCGCTGTTGCGCAAGCCGGCTGCCGAAGTGTTCGGCGATGACTTTGCCGCCCTCGTGACTGAATCGCTGGGCGTTGATCGCGACCGGGCAAATTCTTGGTGCGCAAAGCTCAAAGCGCTGCCGTCACCGACTGAGCAAAGCATTGGGCGCGGCCTGGTGGCTTGCGCCACTGGAGCGTGAGCATGGCAACCGAAAACGAAACTCAGGAACAGCTGGGCCTGCAGGCGGCAACCATCGAGAACCTGGCATCGCGGGTTTTTGCCGCGCGTGACTGTGCGCACCGCGCCCATTGGGCCACCAGCAGCTTCAGCGCTCACGTGGCACTGGATGGCTTTTATACCGGCGTGGTTGGCGCCGTTGATGAAATCGTGGAGGTGTACCAAGGCACCTTTGGCCTGATCGGGCCTTTCGAGGTCGAAACCGATGGCGCCGGGGCCGATGTCGTTTCGTTTCTTGAGTCCGAGGTCGAGTGGATTGAGGACGCCCGGGACTCGATCGCAAACGGAAGCCGCGCCGTCGAAAACCTGATCGATGGCCTGGTGGCCATCTACCGCCGCGCGCTCTACAAGCTGCGCAACCTGATGTGAGGCGTGCTGTGTCGAGCCAATCCGTCCCCCTGTCTCGCCTGATCGTGATCGATGACCAACGCGACGAGGTGCGCATCAAGGGCGCCAGGGTGTCGGGCGAAGTGTTCCGACAGTTCGCCACGCCGACCCCGCCCGGGCAGTGGTACCGCACCGTCAAAGTCGGCCACGTGATCGTGGTTGAAACCAAGAAGGACGCGTCATGAAATACCCCCACTTCCTCGCCTACTGCCTGTCGACCCCCTGGGCCATGGAGCCCGGCGCAATGCAGACGTATGCCGCCATACTGATGCAAGCCTATGCACGCAAGGCCGGTGTGATGGCAGGCGACCATCGCGACGACACCCAATATGGCGATGACGGCCAGCCGATGGCCAAGGTCAGCGGCGCCGGCCGCAGCCCCACGCCGAGCATTGCCTTGATCAACGTCTTCGGCACCATCATGCAACGCGCGTCCGACTTTGGCCCCTGCGAAGGCGGCACCGGGTGCGAAGACATTGGCGCCGCGATTGATGCCGCGATGGCTGATCAGTCTGTCGGCCAGATCCTGATGCGATTTGCTACCCCAGGAGGCAGCGTTTTCGGCGTGCAAGAGCTGGGTGACAAGATTCGCGCTGCCCGCGCCGCCAAGCCCATTGTTGGCATCGCCGACAGCTTTGCCGGTTCGGCAGGCTACTGGTTGCTGTCCCAATGCTCCGAGGCCTATGTGACGCCGGCAGGTATGGTCGGCTCCATCGGCGTCTACACCGCTCACGAGGATGTGAGCAAAGCCATGGACGAAGCCGGCGTGAAGATGACCTTTGTGGCGGCCGGCAAGTACAAGGTTGAGGGAAACCCCTTCGAGCCCCTGAGCGACGAAGCCAAGGCTGAAATTCAGGGGCGCGTCGATGCCTACTACAAGGCCTTCACGTCAGCCATTGCCAAGGGCCGCGGCGTCGGCATCGATCAGGTGCGCGACAACATGGGCCAGGGCCGCATGCTGCTGGCCGATGACGCGCTGGCCGCCAAGATGGTCGACGGTGTGATGACCTTCGACCAGGTGGTCAAGAAGATGCAATCCAGCGCGAGGCAGCGCCGGCCCGGCATGGCCTCAGCGAACGCCTACCTCGCCACCCAATAAAGAACCCGGGCACGCACAGCCCACCCGTTAGGAGCCCATCGGCTTTTGACGCCGGCCCCCTTGGGCCGCGTGCACCCCAAAACCAACCGCCTCCGGGCGGTTTTTTCGTTTCTGGCCGCCTTCGGTCGGTTTTTTCGTTTCTGGAGCACTTTCATGAAAAAGACCCTCATCGTTGCCGTCTTGCTGATGGCTGTTGCAGCTTGCTTTGCCCATGCAGCCCCGGATGCTTACGCGTCCGTGGTGGCGTTCCTTGCTGACCCCCATGCCGGCGGTTCAGTCATGGCCTTTGGCCCGCTGGTGCGTGGCCTGCAAGCCAAGCACGCCGACACCGTCGGCCAGATGCGCGCGTTGACCGACAAGGCAGAAGCCGCAGACCGCGACCTTTCTGCTGAAGAAGTCGCGCAGTTTGATGCGCTCAAGGCCTCCGCCGAGAGCCTGAAGGCGCGAATTACCCGCGCCCAAGAGCAGGAACTGGCCGAAGCCGGCCTGTCCGCTGGCGCTGCCGCCACTGCCGCTTCCAACATCACCGAAAACGTGCTGTCGGGCCGCGGCGAGGGCCATGTGGTCATCCATTCGGCCGCCACCTTGGGCGTCACCGAAAACGTCGACGCCGATCCCAACCGCGGTTTCCGCTCGTTCGGTGAATACGCCCAGCTGGTTCGCGGCGCTGCCGTGGCCAAGCAAACTGGCGTTGCCATGGACAAGCGCTTGGCGCCCCTGGCTGCGGCCCCCGGCACTTACGCTGGCGAAGGCTCTGGCACTGATGGCGGAATCCTGGTTCCGCCCGGCTTCTCGTCGAACATCTTCACCTTGTCGCTGGGTGAAGACGCGTTGCTGCCCATGACGGACAACCTGCCCATCGAGGGCAACAGCATGTTGATCCCGAAGGACGAGACCACGCCCTGGGGCACCAACGGCATTCGCGCCTACTGGCAGGCCGAAGGCTCGGCGGGCAACCCGACCAAGCCGCTTTTCGGCGGCATTGATCTGCGCCTGAAGAAGTTGATGGCGCTGGTCCCGGTGTCCGACGAACTGCTGAGCGACAGCACCGCTTTGACCTCCTACCTGCCCGCAAAGGTGGCCATGTCAATTCGCTGGAAAGCGAACGAGGCCATCCTGTTTGGCAACGGTGGTGGCGTTCCGCTGGGTGCTTTGGCTGGCCCGTCGTTGGTCACCGTCGCCAAGGATTCCGGTCAACTCACCGGCACCCTGTCGGCCACCAACCTGGCCAACATGATCGCGCGTCTGCCGCCCGGCTCGTTCCCCAATGCGGTGTGGATCATCAACAACGACGTGCTGCCCGCGCTGTTCACCCTGACCCTGGGCAACTACCCGATCTACCTGCCTGGTGGCGCGACGGTTGGTGGCATCCAAAGCAACCCCTACGGCATGTTGCTGGGTCGCCCCATCATCGTGTCGCAACACGCCAAGTCGTTCAGCTCGCAAGGCGACATCCTGCTGGTCGACCTGAGCTACTACCAGTCCATCACCAAGACCGAAGGTGTGGTCACCGCCACGTCGATGCACCTGTATTTCGATGCTGACACGATGGCCTTCCGCACCACGTTCCGCATGGACGGCCAACCCAAGATCGTCAACCCGATCACCCCCGCCAACGGCAGCAAGACCCTCAGCCCGTTCGTCCAACTGGGCGCTCGCTGATCGCTGAATCTGGGCCCTTCGGGGCTCAGTTCGCACACCTACATTTGCAGGAGCAATTTCATGAACCCGAATCTCAAGTTCGCCGAGAAAAACGCCATCTTGGCCACCATCGATCCCGTGTCGCAAGGCGCCGGCACCGTGACCACCGGTTGGGTCAGCCAGGGCCAAATCCATACGCTGGCCGCCATCATCGGCGTGGGCGTCATGCAGGCTGGCTCCACGGTTGATGCCAAGCTGCAGCAGGCCCAGGACTCGTCCGGCACTGGCGCAAAAGACATCACCGGCAAGGCCATCACCCAACTGTTGGCCGCCGGTGGCAACAACCGTCAAGTCATCGTCGAGTGCCGCGATACCGAACTGGACGCCGCGAATGGCTTTGCCTATGCGCGCCTGTCCATCACGGTGGGCACCGCTGCATCGCTGATTCACGGTGCACTGATCGGAAACAACCCGATCTTCATCCCCGCGTCGTCGCAGAACCAGGCCGGCGTGGCGCAGCTGGTCGGCTGATTCTTCCGTTGCAACCAAAGGCCCCTTCGGGGGCCTTTTTCATTTGAGGTGCCCCCGTGAAAGCTGTTTTGATCACCGACTCCCACTTTGAAACAGACGCCAGCGGATCCGCCGTCGAGAAGTTCAAGGGTGGCAAGCACTACCCGCTTGATGAAGCCTCCCAGCGCCAGGTCGATCTGGGCAACGGCGTCATCGTGGACGCCCCCGACGATGCCGAAAAGGCCGCCGCCGCTGCGGAAACCGCCGAGCAGGCCGCCGAGAAGGCCGCCGCCAAAGCCGATGCCGCCCGCCAATCGGCTGATGCTGCTGCCGCCGCCGCGCAGTAACCCAACACCGAAAGAATAGGGGCACCACATGCCTGAAGTCAATTGCTTTGACCCGCCTTCGCAGCGTGGCGATCCGTCGTTGGCACTCACTGCTGCCCAAGTTGCCGCCGCGCAAGCGATGGTGTCAGGGGCTGGGGATCTGCGTACCGGCTACGAGTTGTTCCCCGCCAACGCGCCGGTAGCAGTCAATTCAGGCACAACGGGGTTCTCCACCGCGACGGTGATCATCGACGGTGAAAGCTGGCTGGCTGTGACCTGCCAGGGTGGCACATCGTCCAATTTTGAGCTCCAGTGGCATTCGCTATCAGCAAACTTTGCCGGTGACGCCGCAGTAGTAGAGGTGCGCTATGACCCGGCGCACGTTGCATCGGTGAACTTCTTTGCGGCTGAATCATCAGCGTACAGCATCTACGGGCTCGGCGTGTTCAACACAATCGCCGCAAGCACTACCCAGCCGTACTCAAACACAGGTTCTCAGGCCATCTGCTTCAGCACCCAAGACTGGGCAAAAACAGGCTACACGCGCGGCACTGAGGAAGAAATTTGGGCGGCGTGCAAACTGCGAATCAGCGTCGCCAACGGTGTGTCAGGCACGTTCTACCTGAAGCGGCTGTCAGTCGGTACTGAGCGAAAATTTGGGCGCCTGTGTGTGACGATTGACGATGGGTATGCATCAGCCCACCGCATCGCACTCCCTGTATTTGAGTCGTATGGCATCCCGGTGACGTTGGGCATCATCCCGTCGTTAATCGGCACTGCTGGATTCATGACGAAAGCGCAATTGCAAGATGCAAAAGCCCGGGGCCATCAGATCGTCCCTCATGGCCCGGACACCGGTGTGGGGAACTTGTTTTCGAGATGGCCAACTGATGCCCAGGCGCTAGCGGATGTCACGTCTACGAGGGATTGGATCAGCGCGAACGGGCTGGACTCGGTAGACGGCGCAGCCAGCAGTTGCTACATATGGCCACAAGGTCAATACACGCGCACTGCTGGTGATCCAACATTTTTGGGCAGCATGCTATCGGCTGGTTTTCGCGTTGGCCGCTCGGCATCACCGGCCGGCGTCGGGTACTACATGCAGGGCGCGTCTATCTCTGCACGGCTACATGGGCGGTTGACCCAGGCCACGATTGGCCACACTTACGCCGGGGCTACAAACACCCCAGATGACGCGACCGAAACCGCAAACATTTCAACGATTGTTTCGCGTGTCGGTTTGCTCAGCAGTCAGCGCAAAGATGCGTTTTTGATGCTGCATGACTTTGCGCGGCGCGGTGGCGCACCCGCTGGCGGGCTCTACATCGAGATGGATCGGCTCCAAACGATCTGCGCAGCAATCAAGACCGGCATGGATGCGGGCACGCTGCAGACGGTCAAGATGTCTGCGCTGATCCAGTAATCCCATCCCTTGCCGGTGCCCATGAACCCATCAGAACTTGCTGGCGTGCTCGACATGCTCGCCCAGGCGCTGCGCAGCCTTCCGGCTGTTGCGCCCGCTGCACCAGTTGCAGCGCGGCACCAACGCACGCTGGGCGAGTGGCTTGATGTGCATGAAGGCCTGCTGAACGAACGTGGCTACAAAGCCCAGACGATCAAGAACCGTCGCGCCAACCTGGCGCACGTTCGGCGCATTTGGGGCGCGAAGCCCATTGCTGAGTTGCGGCCCCATGAGGTCTCGACGGCGCTCAAGCAGTTTCTTCCGGCCAGGTCGTCAACCGCCCGGCGCGTGCTGGCCGAGCTGCGCGATGCCTACACCGAGGCCATTGCCAACGACTGGGCCGACAACAACCCGGCGCTGCACATCAAGATGCCGGCGCACAAGATCAAGCGCGCCAGGCTGACGTTTGCCACTTGGCAGGGCATGCGCACACTGGCACAGGCCAGCCGGCAACGGTGGCTTGAGTCGCTGTTGTTGCTGGCGGTCGTCACTGGCCAGCGTCGCGCCGATCTGCAGAAGATGCGGTTCGATGATGTGGTTGATGGCTTCCTGCGCGTGGAGCAACAAAAGCAGGCCGGCAAAGGCTACGGCGCCCGGGTGGCCATCCCGCTGGCGCTGCGGCTGGACGCCATTGGCATGACGGTGGGCGAGGTGATCGAGCACTGCCGGTCCAGCGCGAAGCCAGGGCCAACGCTGCTGCGCAAGTCGGGCGGCGGCAGCATCGAAGAATCGTCTTTGTCGGCGCGGTTCCATGAGTGCATCCACGCTGTGGCTGGTGAAAAGGCCTACGGCCAGCACGAGTGGCCCAGCCTGCATGAAGTGCGCTCACTCTCGGCCAGGCTGTACCACGCCCAGGGCGTCGACGTGCAGACCCTGCTGGGCCACAAGCATGCCGAAATGACCGAGGTCTACAAGGATGACCGCGGCCTTTCTGCCTCGCTGTGGAAGCAAGTCGCTGTTCCGAACTGAAAACCGAATCAGATTTCTATCATGCCCTTGCAAATCCTCATTGCCCCAGCTGCATTGCCGATGGATGTGGCAGAGGCGCGCCTGCATGTTCGGCAAGACAGCAATGCCGACGACGCCACGCTGCTGGCCAACATCCGGGCCACCACCACCTTTGCGCAGCAGGAATGCAAGCGGTCGCTCGTCGCCACCAGGTACCGCCTCGTGATGGATTCGTTCCCATCACCAAACCAGCAATCGGTGCCGTGGGGTCACACCTACTCGCTGTTGGGCAACGCGGTGCAGATCCAGTTCGGGCCCATTCTGGCCGTCAAGTCAATCAAGTACCTGGACACCAGCAGCACCCAGCAGACCATGCCAAGCACAGATTACACAGTCGATGCATCTGGGTTGCTGGGCCGCATCGCGCCGGTGTTCGGAAAAATTTGGCCCATCTCCCTGCCGCAGATGGGCGCCATTGAAATCGTGTTTGATGCCGGCGACGCCGCCGCGCTGATTGCGGATCCTTCGACTGACGTTCTCACCATCAAAGGTGGGATCTGGAAGCCCATGGCGGTTGGTGATTCTGTTCGGCTGAGCAACAGCGGCGGGGCGCTTCCATCGCCGTTGCAGCCCGACACGGACTACTTCATTGCCAGCCTGCCGACGGCAACCGGCTTCACGTTGTCGGCAACGTCTGGTGGCGCGGCTATCAACCTGACCGATCCAGGCAGTGGGACGAGCTACATCGGCGTCGTTGACGAAGGCATCAAGGCTTGGCAAAAGCTGCGCCTGGCCAGCTTGTACGACCTGCGCGGTGACTTGAATGTGCTCAACCGCGGCAAGTTGGAGTCGATGCCTTACATCGATCGCCTGCTTGACGCCTACACATCGGTGCTGGCATGACAGTCGTTGTTCTCCGCTCTGGTGAGCTTGATCGGCGCATCACCATTCAGTCCCGCAGCTCTGCAATGGACACGTCTGGGCAGCAGCTGATTTCATGGACTGACGTTGCCACGGTCTGGGCCAACATCAAGCCGTCATCCGGCAGAGAGTTGATCGCGGCGGGCGCGATCAACGCCGAGGTGACGCACACCATCGTGATTCGCTACCGGCCGGGCATCACGGCTGCCATGCGGGCCTTGTACGGCTCGCGAATCTTCGACATTGCTGCCGTGATCGAGCCCGAAACGGCCCACGTCAGCCTTGAGCTGCTGTGCAACGAAGGTATCAATCAGGGCTGACATGACAACCTTGATTCAGGACGTTACTGCGCTGCTGAACACGGTGGCGCCAGCTGGTGGTGTCTGGTACGGCCAGAACACCAGTGAGACCAGTCCGCCAGCCTATCCGTTCATCGTTTGGCTTCGTGTGGTCAGCGCCGACAACTTGAGCTTGAGCGGCCCCAGCGACATGCAGAACACTCGCATTCAAGTTGAGGCCATTGCCCCCCGCATTGCTGATGCAGCCGCGCTCATGAACCAGATCGAAGCGGCTTTCAGCGGCAGCACATTGCCGGTAAATCCGATCACGAGCCAAGACCTCTACGAAGGCGCCCTCAAAGCCTGGCGCGTGATCCGCGATTTCAGCGTCTGGTCTTCCAACTGACCTGACCGGCAAAGACCGGAACAACCAAGCCCGCCGCGTGCGGGCTTTCTTCATTGCGAAAGGCAAGTCATGACCGATCTGGTGATCCATGAAACCCATATCCGCCGCGATGACGATGGCCGGTACTGCCTCAACGACCTGCACCGCGCGAGCGGCGGCAATCCCAACCACCGGCCCGGCGAGTTCCTGCGGAACAAGCAAACCCGCGCAATGGTGCGTGAACTGGCAACTGCGGAAATTCCCGCAGTTCAGGCGCATGAAGGCTCGGCAGGTGGCACCTTCGTCGCCAAGGAACTTGTCTACGCCTACGCCATGTGGATCAGCCCGGCCTTCGCCCTGAAGGTGATCCGCACTTATGACGCGCTGATGCAGGCCCAGATCGACAAGCTCAACGCCCTGAGCGCCCGTCGCGCCCGCGCAGAGCTTGAATACCTCGAAGCCCAAGCCGATGCCAGTCGGTGCGGCCTGGGCTTGCGCAAGTGGCGCGATGTTGGCCCGGCGCTGGAAGCGCGCATACAAGCCTTGCGCGATGAGTCGCAGCCTGGCCTGTTCCTGAACTGAACCTCTTTCCCATTCGCAATGGGATGCCCATCTCGGTGGGCTTTTTTCTTTCCGCACCCGCAAGGGTTTCAACCGCGCCACCTCCGGGTGGCTTTTTTCTGCCTGGAGCTTTTCCATGACTTCGACCGCAAAAATCGCCCAGGGCAGCACCCTGGAAATCGCCGGTACCGACGGCACCGCCATTTCGATCACCGCCATCAGCAAAGCCGTTGGTGCCGTTGTCACCGCAACCAACACCTTGAAAGCCGGTGATGTCGTGGTGTTTGGCACCGTCACCGGCATGCCTGAAATCGCCGGCCGCATCGGCATCGTGACCGGCACCCCCACCGGTTCGTCGTTCACCGTCAACATCGACTCGTCTGGTTTCGCTGCGGCCGGCACCACCGGCACTGCGACTCCGAAGACCTGGGTGAATATCGCCAACCTCAAGGAATTCAACGGCTTTGAAGGCACGGTGTCCGAAGTTGACACCACCAACCTTGCCAGCCTGGCCAAAGAGTTTGTGCCGGGCCTGGAAGACTTTGGCGGCGTCACCGGGACTGTTGACCTTGACCCCACCGATGCCGGCCAGATCGCCTGCATGAAGGCCAAGAGTGCGCAGCTGGTTACCTACTTCCGATTGACCTACCCGAGTGCCAGCGTGCGGCGCGCGTTCCAGGGCTTCATGAAGAAGTTTGGCGAACAAGGCCAGGTCGACGGCACCCTGAAATCGTCTTGGGAAGTTCGCGCCACCGGCCGCGTGGTGCGCACCGAAGTCATCAACTGATCCCCCCTCAACTCTGAAAGCAAAGCATGAGCCTTGACCGTGCCGGCCTGTTGGCCGCCCTTGCCCTGCGCACCGAATCCGTGACCTTGCCTCATGGCCAGGTGATGGTGCGAACCCTCACCGCTGCCGAGCGCATCAACATGGGCGCAGCCGCTTCGAATGAAGCCGGCAAGATCGACAACGCCAAATTCAGCGCCCTGATGGTGATCAACACCGTGGTGGACGATGCCGGCGAGCGCATCTTTTCTGACGACGATTTGCCCCTGGTGCTGGCCGGTGCTTCCGATGTGTTCGAGGCCTTGTTTTCCAAGGCCAGGGCACTGAATGAACTCGGTTCTGCTTCAGTGGAGGCCGCAGCGGGAAACTGACCGCCCAGCCGGAGCTGCGCTTTCTGTTCCGGCTGGCGCTTCAGTTAGGCAAGAGCATCACCGAGGTTGGCCAGTTCAGTTCTCAGGAGCTGACCTACTGGATGGCGTTTGCAAGCCTTGAGCCGTTCGGCGGCCTTGTCGAAGACAGCCGGGCTGGCACGGTGGCCGCCACGATCTACAACATGAATCGTGGCCCCAAGTCACCGGCGGCTTCGGCGTCCGATTTCATGCCATCGCTTCGGCGCGCGCTGCACGGCGCGGCTGAAGAAGAAAAGAAGCCCGAACTTACGCCCGAGCAAGAAGCGAAATTCCTTGATGCAGCGTTTGGATTCTGAGGGTTCAGCATGGCCGATAGCGCATCGATGACCACCCCCAACCTGCAGGAGTTTTTGAACGAAATTCAGAACTTCCCTGCGGCCATCAGAAAGCGCCTGCTGGTGGGCGCCGTTGCCACCGGCGCGCGCCTGGTGCGCGATGACGCCAAGGCTCTGGCCCCACTTTGGACGGGACCCGTGTCCGAAGGCCACCCACCTCCCGGCACGCTCAAGAACGCCATCTACATGGCCCGATTGGTTCACAAGTGCACGCCCACCAGTGAGGTCTGGGCTGTCGACGTGAAGACAGGCACCAGGACCATCAAACGCGGCAAGAACAAGGGTGAGGTCACCAATGACAAAGACGCCTACTACGCCGTGTGGGTTGAGCTTGGCCACTACACACGCACGCCGCAGGGCCCTGGCTCTCGCAAGAGCCGGCAGGCCGCTGCCATTGCCGGTGGCCTGGTGCGATTTGTCCCAGGCAAGCCCTACATGCGCCCGGCCTTTGAGCGCAACAAGGTGGCCGCCCTGAATGCCATGGGCGACTACATCGCCAAGAACCTGCCAGCAGCCTGTGCGGCATTCAAGTACATCAAGGCCATTTCATGACCAATGCACTTCGTTCCGAATGGTCTCTTGACGTTCAGAACTTCATTGCCAGCGCCAAGATGGCGGGCAACGTCACTGCGACTGAAACGCAGCGCATGCAGCGGCAGCTCGACTACATCACCAAGTCACTGGCCGGCATGGCCAAGGAATCGGCCAACACGCGCCAGCTTGGCGAAGGCTTCAAAGCCGCC